TAGGCTTCACAGGAATAGGCGTAGCAAAGAGCTTCGTTCATGTAGATATAAGAGAAACTACACCCGTATTGTGGTGTTACTAATAGGATAAATTATGGCACTCCCATTCTTAATACCAATGCTCTTAGGAGCAGTTGCTGGAGCGGCAACAAATCCAGAAGATCGTCTTAGAGGCGCATTACTTGGTGGAACTTTAGGCGCAGTCACTGGAGGCTTAGGTGCTGGCGCAGGAGCCGCAGCGCAAACAGGTGGCCAAGCCGCAGTGCAAGCAGGTGGTCAAGTCGCAACAACGGAGGCAGCTAAAAGCCTAGCACTTCAAGAGGCTGCTAAACAAGCCGGCTTAGAGTCAGCTAAACAGGTAGCAGCTAAAGAGGTTGCAACAGAAGCAGCCAAGCAAGCAGCAACAGAGACAGCCAAGCAAGCAGCAACAGAAACGGCAAGTCAGGCTGCTGGCGATCAATTACTTCAAAATGCTGCAACTAGAGATGCTGCAAACTTTGCGGGCCGGTCTAGCGGTCAGGTGTCTTTGAATCCACAGGCGGCTATGGATTTAACAGCTCAAGGACAAGCGACTCCTACCATTCAGGGTATTCAAGGCGGAACAGCTAATCCAGCGACTACGACAAGACCTGAAATCTATAACATAATGGATAACGCCACAGAGGTTAAGCCAGGATTGTTTGATAGTCTTAGAGGTAATGACCTTGGTGTATCACAAAACCCTGGAGCTACTTATAATAGTCAGGTTCCGCAAAGTCAAATGAATCAAAGCGCTCAATCTGGCGGACTTGATTTTGGCCAAGCTGGTGAAAGATTTGGCACAGCGGTAAAAGAAAACCCTATGGAGACAGCGCAGTTTACTTCTCAAATGTTAGGCGGAGGTCAACAGCAGCAACAAGCAGCACCAGTATATGCAGCTCCTATAGAGCAAAACTTTAATGCCTCTCCCCCACCATCGATAGAAGAAAGACTAGCAATGACTGGTGGTAACGAGCCTTCTTTTGTTCCTAGAGGCTTATTTGAAGAGGAAAGAGCTGTACTGGATGATGAAGAGCGATTAAAAATAATGAACGAACAATTTAGATCGGCGGGACTAGTATAATATGGCTATCCAAGATGAAGATTTTCAAAAAAGACTTAACGAAGCTTTAGGTATGTTTGGTCAAGCTCCTGCTGATATGCCAGTGCAAGCTGTAGATCCGGTCAGAGCAGAACGACTTGCATTTGAAGCATCTCAAAATCCTGTTGCACCTGTTGCATCTCTTCCACCTGGAGATGTCAGAGCGGAACGACTTGCCTCTGAAGGTGTTACTCAGCCTCAACAAAGCCAATTGCCAACAACACAAAGTCTTCAAGCTGATGTCAGCAACATTAAAAACTTAGCTGCTCAACAAGATGCAGCACTTCAAGCGCAACAATTGGCAGCACTACAAACTCCGAATCAAAGGTTCCTAAATAAAGGTCAAACCTTTATGGATGCCTTTAAGAATCCAGGGGCAGGTCAAAGACAGTTTGCTATTAAGGCAGGACTATCTTTACTTTCTAGCGGTGGCACTCAGGATTTATCTCAGCGCATTGGTCATGCTTTAGGTGCTGGCGTACAAGGCATGCAGGCAGAAAGAGAAAAAGTTTTAAGTAAAGAGCAACAGTTATCCAAATTAAAATTAGCTAGTCTTAAATCTAAAAGAGACGCTGCAATACAGAACTTTGGATTCAATCGACAGCTAACTGGTGAGGCAAGAGCTGAAAGCGGTGAGGTAAGAGCTGAAGAAGGTAATGTAAGAGCTGGAGAGGCTGATGAAAGAGCCAAGCGTAAACTTGAAATCCAAGAGCGGGGTCTTATTTTTGAAGATCAAGATAGAGCGTTAAAGCAAGATAAAGAAAACCAATTAAAAAGCAGGAACAATCTATCAATTGAGCAATATAATAAAAATTCTAGGATCCTTACTGCTCGTGATGCGGTAATATCTGCTCAACGAAATGGCATTACAAATGAAATGATTAATGCTATGAGGCAGGCTAGAGCTTTAGCAGAAGAACAGGGCATAACAGGTGAAAAGTTATCTCCTGCGCTAAAAGGTTTTATGGAGCAGCAACTTGGTAAGGCTACAGTACCAAACGAGCTTTATAATCCTGCCTTTATTAAGCAGCTAGAGCTAGCTTCTAACGAGCTATATAGTGCTACTGGAGAGCGTGACTTTAACTCACGATCATTTGCTGATATATATACAGGGCAAAGTCCAGACTACAAAACAGATGCAAGCGGAAATGTAATTGAAGATTCACAAGGTAAACCAATTCCCGCAGTAACTGAGCTTGTAACAAAAGAACAGATTGATGCTGTGGCAGTTGTTTATAGAAAGCAAGACCCAAGTTTGAGTATGTCTGAAGCAAGAAATATAGCAGCAGAAATGTTAAGAAACCGAACAAAACCTTAAACAGGATATGTAAATGGCAATCAATTTTGACGCTGAAGCGTTCGCTGCGGCTAACCCAGTAATTGAAGAAGATAAATTTGACGCTGAAGCATTTGTTGCGGCCAACCCATTAGAAGGCCCACCAGATCCACTTATCCCAGTTAAACCAGTAGACCCTGACTTAGGAGGCACATCGCCTCCTTTTTCAGATATGTCTAATACAGGTTTAGTTGATGATCCTGCTTTTGATGTATCACAAGAACAGTCGGAAGAAGATGTTTTTAGCAATCTAATTCAAGGAACCGCTTCGGAGCCAGAAGATCCGATAGAAAGAAAAAGAGGCCCGTCAATAAAGTCTACCGGCCCTATTACAGCTAGAGAGCGAAAAGATGGTGATGAAGCAAGGTCTTCTTATTTATTAGAGGATCTGTTAAAAGCTGGTTACAAAGAAACAATCGCTAGGAATAAAGTTGTTGAGGCTGTCGAAAGATTAGAAGCATCTGAAGACTTCATGAGCGAGACTCCAAGTCAATTTAATGTTCCTGGAATGCCACCAGAATTGCAAAGTGATTTGCTTTTTGATGAGGTATATTCTCGACCAGAAGAATTTAAGCAAGAGCAGCAAGTAACCGCAATGAAACTGCTTGGTGAAGCTGACACTCTGTTGGCAGAGTCGGCCCCTGTTAAGCATACCCCGTCAGTTGAAAAAGCTTTAAGAGCTGATTCATTTACTGGTGCTTGGTCATACTTTACAGAAAACCCAATTGATTTTATTTTAGAAGTTAGCGCAAAGTCTGGTGCTGGTATGGCTCAGTCTATTGGCACAGGTATAGTTGGTGCAGCCGCCACAGGTAGCCCGCTTGGGTTTGCTGCTGGACTTGGTATTGGTAGTGGTAAGGTTGAGTTTGCAGCATCAGTCCTAGAAGGGCTACAAGCTTCAGGTGTAGATATAAGCGATAGAACATCTATCTTAGAGTTTGTGTCTGATGAGGAGTCAATGGAGGCCTTATACGACCATGCTTACATGAGAGCTGGAATAATCGGGACGGTAGACGCTGTAACAGGCGGCATAGCAAGTAAGACTCTTACACCTGTAACATCACTTCTAAAGAAGGTAGGCGTTCAGTCTCCAAAAGCAGCAAAGATTGCTGATAATTTAGTTACTCAAGCAGGAGTTCAGATTCTTGGCGGGTCAGGTGGTGAAGCCGCTGCGCAGTTAGCTACAACAGGCGAGCTAAAACCAGGCGAAGTATTTGCTGAAGGTGCTGCTGGACTGATTAGCGCACCTATCGACGTTACCGTTGCTACTATAGCTGCTGGTAACAGTCCTACAAATCAAGAGATGAAAGTAGACCTATCAGTATTTGATGATCCTGAAGGACTGCTTAACGTAGGTGCAACGCCAGAAGAAGGTCTTATTGATACTGGCATTATACTTCTTGATGGCAATACAGTTATTGATGTTATCCCTGATGAAGATGTAACAGTTCTTGCTACCGTAGAAGATAGACCTGCTGACAAGAAAGTACCTATGTTTGATGAGGACGGAACCTTTATCGACTATGGTAAAGAAGATTATCTGTCTACACGATTTGATACAGAAACTACCGTTGCAGAAGATCCAGTAATAGATCCTACTGTTGCGGAAACGCCTGTAACGGATCAGCCTACACAAGCTAGTAAAGACGAGGTGATGGGTTGGCTTATTGAAGCAGGAGCTAAATTAACAAATGTAATAGAAGGTCTTGAGACGGAACAATTTACAGCTAAAGGCAAGCCAAGCAAGATTTCGTTTGGTGACTCTTCCGACGCTAGCGTTGAAATTGAAACCTATCAAAGTGATCTTGATAAAATCATAGCAATTTATGATCAATTGGAAAGCGGTGAAACAATAGACCAAGTTGGTACAGCGGTAATTAGAGGTGATATTGGAGGGTTTATAGGTGTAAATGAAATTGACATTAACACTCCCTATATCCCTATGGATATAAGAAATGCAAGCATAAAGGAAAAAGAAGGGAAAGAGATTGAGCTTGATGATAGGTATGGAGAGTTTCCATTCGCTCAGACAAGAGAGATTGCACAGGCAGCTCCTGAAATAGATCAAACAAAACCTGCCACTAGCGAGATGGTAACCAGCACTGAAGAAGCTATAAAGAAAAACCCTTTATACAATAAGGTTAAAGACGCTGGAATAGATCCTACTCCAGAAGTTATCGCTAAAGCCACTACTGTTGAGCAAAAAGTTAACGAGAGTAACAAAGGTCAAGGCATTGAAGACTGGAATCCTGGTTGGAACTACGTCCCTATGTGGGATGACAACCCTCAAAATAAAAAACAAATTGAGTACGATTTAAGACCAACCTCTGAGTTTAGAGGTAAGGATCCTATTCGACGAGAAAAGATACTTAGACCTTTATTGAAAGAGTTAGATATTCCTTTATTCCAAGGAAACATAGCAGGCACTAGAGGGCCAGGAAAGGGTAATGTTCTTGGCTATTATCGCACTGGTAAAAATTTAATAAGAATTAAGAACAATTCTGATCTTGAGGTTACAGCTCACGAGATAGCACACCTTATTGACTACAAGTTCCCAGAGATTAAAAAGTTTTATACAGCGGACAGATTTCCTGAAGAGATGAAAAACCTTCAGTACGGTAGAACCGAAAGAGCACTTGCTGATAAAGATCCTTTCTTTGTTGGGCCTCAACCTTTAGTTGGGCCAGCATTAGAATCCATTAGCGTGTCGTATACAAAGTCAATTCCAGAGGAAGGCTTTGCAGAGTTCCATCGACTCTACATGACGCAGCCAGAAGAAGCTAAACGAAGAACTCCTAACATTTATAACTGGTACGACAACTGGTTAGACACGCAAGAGATTGGGCCTGCGATCAAGAAGGCTGGGCTAGAGATGCAAGCTTGGTATAAGCAAGATCCAAGGCTTCGTATGATGTCTAAAGTCGGCACTGTCAAAAGCATAAATGACTCTATGAACTTGCGGGACTGGGGTCAGTCTGTTCGTATGGGTATGGTTGATGATCTGCAAGGCATAAAGAGAACTGAAGTAAATGCCAATGGATCAATAAGCTACACTGGGCCATACGCTACAGGTCGCTTAACAAAAGGAACTGACTCTGTTGTATTGGCAGCTATTCGATTTGGCGTTCCAGTTTGGGACAAAACTGAGGGTGAAGCTAAGATCTCTAAAGGATCTGAAGGCTTGCAAAGTATATTTGATTTTGCTTCAGTTAGCCCGAAACTAAAGGGAAGCCAGCTTAAATCATTCATGGACTATATGTATGCCGTAAGCTCTATGGAGCTTCATCAGCAAGGTCGTCAGTTTAGATTCACAGATGAAGAGATGACTTCTGTAATCAAGGATGCTGAGAAAAACAACCCGCAGTTTGAAGAAGCGTTTAAAAGATATCTTAAATGGAACCAAGGCATTGTTAACTTTGCTGTAGATGGTGGGCTACTAAGCCAGAAAGAAGTTGATGGATGGCAGCGAATGATGTATGTGCCTATGTTTAACGTAGAGACATCAGGTAGAAAGACTCCAGGTAGAAAAAGATTAGATGACGCTGGCGCTGGAATAAGCAGACTCTTTGGGTCAACAGCTAACCTTAATCCTACGTCAGAGAATATCTTAAAGAATGCAAGGATGTTAATTAGTGCAACTCTAGTTAACGCAGCAAAACGAGACTTTGTTGACTTTGCGTTAGAAAGTGATCGCATGGGTAATACTTTAGAGAAGCTGCTTAAAAAGCCAAAGACTGTATCAGTAACAAAAGATCAAGTATCAAAGGTTATTGACGACATTATTGAGGAGGCTGGCATTGTAGAAGAAGAGCAAGTCGACGCAATGAAAGATGTGCTTGAAGACTACCCTGACTTTATGAACTTCTTAGCGTTTGGCAACCAGCAGCGTGGCCCTAATGTTCTTCAGGTTATGCGTAACGGTAAGCCTGTAGAGTACGAGGTTATAGATCCTATGGCTTACAGATCGCTACAGCTTTATAACAAGCCGCAGCAAAACGTACTTATGAATATGCTTGCTCAACCATCCAATGTATTAAAAAGGATTGTTGTAACAGGCGGGGACTTTCTTGCAAAGTCTCTCTGGAGAGATGCAATAGGCAGATTCTTCTTCACTGAGTCTGGGCAAAGCACTGTAGAGCAGGCTAAAGGCACTTTTTCTGCGTTAATGAAAGATGAAAAGTATCAAGAGTTTCTTTTAAATGGCGGAGGTTACTCTGGGTATATAAACTCAGAGCCGCAATTAAGAAAGATGATGAGGCAGCTTAACCCTGCGACAACACCAATGGGTAAGATAGCCAGAGTAATACTTAGCCCTTACGATGTTTTCCTTGCAGTAGAAGAACTTTCTAACGCAATGGAGCAAGGCCAGAAAGTAGCTGAGTTTAAAAAGCTACAAGAGCAAGGTATGCCAACAAGGGCTGCCACTCTACGAGGCAGAGAAATGGGTGGTGACTTTGCTATGGCTGGATCTAATGAGATCTTTAGAGCATATGCAACGACAATCCCTTTTTTACAGCCCGCATTAACAGGTATGGATAGAGCGCGTGTAGGTGTTACCCAACAGGAAAACAAGGGAACAGTAATGGCTAAAATGGCCGCTGCTGGAGGTGTTGTTGCTGGCTTAGTCGCAATGCAATTGATCTACTTCCCCGACGAGTACGAGCAGCTAGAGGAATGGGAGAAGAGAGCTTACGTTAATTTATTTTACCGTGATCTTGATGGAAATCTTAAGCTCTTTAGAATACCAAAACCATTTGATGTAGGTGTTATTATGTCAACAGCAGAAGAGGGTGCTGAGTTTGGATTTAAAATGGCTACAAAAGAAATGGATGTAACTGAAGCTGGTCAAGAGTTTGGAGTAGGTGTATTAAACTCAATGCTTTCTGTTGTCACATCTATACCTGGCGCTCCAGTAAAGAGTGAGAATGACGACTGGTATGAACCTTTCTTAAAGCCTTTAACATCAATGCAAGCAGTAAAGCCTTTTTATGAAATAGCTACTAATAAAGATCAGTTTACTGGCGCACCAATAGAAACATTTGGCGAGCAAAGACTTACTCCAGCGCTAAGAACTAGTAGATCACCTGCATTGAATGCTTTAACCGATCTAACTGAAGGATCTGGTTCAGAGGTTTCAGCTCCAGTTGTAGAGCATTTTATAAACAGTATGCTTGCTGGGCTTGGTGAGACAACTCTTATGCTTATAGATGGCGCTTATGAAAAAACTACAGGCATAGAAGCTCCGTCTAAAAAGTTAAAAGATGTGCCAGGATTTGTCTTCATTGGTGACGCAAGCAAGCCAAACAATAGGTACACGAAAGAGTATTATGCGTACATGAATGATATTCTTGACGCGAGAAACAACTTTAAATCAAGAGCTGATGACGCTTTAATCTCTAGGGTTTGGGATAAGGCAGAAAAAACCACAAAAATATTTGCTGATCGAGGCGGCTATGTTGGAGTTAAAGTATTTACAGAAAGCAATAAAAAAATTAGCTCATACAGAAAGACTCTAAATAAAATATACAACTCTCCAGATATTAGCGGTGATCAAAAAACAGAACTAATAGATGAGGTCTATGCTGAAATAAACGCAGTAATGGCAGAATCTGTAAAACTATATGAAGATCTGCTCCAGAAGCAGTCAGTACAATCCGAAAGAGAGCCTTAACTCCTACGGCCTCTGGGAAGAATCTTATTTTCATTCTTCTTGGAGGCTTTTTTTTCTGAACCTTCCTTCGTATTACTCCAGTCTATCCCATCAAACTTCTTACTGAACTCTTCTCTGCCTATCTCAATAGGTCTTGGCTTCGATCCTTTACCCATAACTGCCTCTAGTAGTTTACTTTAATTGCTGGATTGGTACTAACAGTACGAGTGTAGTAGTTTAAATACTCTTCGTCGTCGTCTTTATGTTTCTTCTCTAGCAGCTCAACCATTTTATTGGTGTACCAGATAGCCTTCTGCGCATCCTCTATGCAGTTTCCTTTGTTCATAAGCCTACCGCCGGTATACTTGATTACATTGCCGTGACAGTAGTCTATAGCGCCTTGTGTGCCAAGAACATCAACGATATAGTCGATAGTCTCTATGTCGCCTTTGGTGTAGTGTGCGGGGTGATTCACGTTATCAGTCATTATATCTCTCGCTAATTAGTTAGTTGCTGGCTTTGGGGATAAGGTAGGCCAGCGCTACCCAAGGAGGTTCAACTCCCCAATGCCGTCTTATGTTTCTTTAAGTAGTGAATTTAAATCATCTTCAAAATCATCAATGTCGGTTGCGCACTCACATAAGAACTTGCCAATAGTCATTGCTGTTGCGCTTTCGGTTATAGTAAACGTGTATGGTTGTTCATACCCATCAATACTTAAAACTAAAGTTTTATCTTCTGGCAAATACTCCGCCATTAAAGCCTTTTGTGAATCCGCGTCATCTGCGGTAATACTAATAACTGAAATCATTGCCCTATTCTCTCTAATTGTCTAAGTATTCGTTCATTAAAATCTTCGATCATGTCTCTATAGTCAGCAGCGTAAAGCTTCTTCGGCTTCTTTGTGTCTGCAAGCATTTGCTCAACGAACTCTTTGCCAAAAAGTTCTTGCATATAAATTGTATACTTGTGAGCAGCAACACCATGAGCCATACCGAATTGATTACAATAAGCGCACTGGGGATGAATGTTGTCAATCTCTAAGGCCCAATAGCTGCTAGAGCCTTTGGGAATAAAGTGACCGCCTTGCATGCCCTCGTTCCACTTCTTTGTAACTCCACAGGTTACGCAAGTACAATACCCATTTTCATCAGACTCCATTAGCCTAACTAGCTTCTGAATGAGCTTGAGTGCTTCCTTACGTAACTCTTGCGAAGTTTTGGCCTTCTTCTTAGCGGCCATTTTATACCTCTATACCTTTCTGGCAACTGGCTTTATCAAACACTTCGTTCATTATCCAAATAGCCGGATCATCGTCAGGCTTGAAAGCCGAGTCTGATGATGAGTATTCAGCATTAAAACTTGCTATCAGCATAGCTGGAGTATATTTCCCCCACCTTTTACATTCTTTTTTACCCTGAAGTCTTCTTTGTAAAATCATTGAAGTAACATGCGCATCATAAGTACCTATAAAGAACCCATCACAAAGCATTTTAGTTTCTTTTTGCTGGCAAGCTTTATGTAAAGTTTTTGCCGGTATAGCTAAGCATTGAACAGAGATTGTAAATAAAAGACAGCAACTTAAAATTAAAGCAATCCGAGTATAATTGTTAAACATATTCTTTCTCCCATTAGTTAGCGGCACTCTCTTAAGGTCAGCGCCATAACCTAGAACGAACTAGAAAGGCATATCATCGTCAAAGTCATCTGCTGGTGTTGCAGCAGCTTTAACAGGCTTGGCTTGCTCATCCTTAGCTTGGACGCTTAAACTTAACGCAGGGGCTTTAGGGTTGTCCTTATTGCCAATCCAAGCGCTTAGCCAGTAGTCTACGCCAGCAACATTGATACTACCTTTGTATTGCGGATGCTTATCTGATTTGCGATCTTCATTTTTCCAGATAGCGCCTCGGTTGTTGTTATCATAATCAGTCATAGTT